TAGCCATATTCATAGAAACAGCAGCTACGTTTCCGTCAGCAACAGTTCCAGCTTTATCTTGATACAATCTATATTTAACAAAATCTATTAAAGAAGAATGCATTGTATTGTCAATATCTGGAGTATCAGTAAGAGCCGATACTGCATTAGGTTCACCTGAATAGTGTATTAATACACCATTCGTTACTGCTTCATCTATAGGTTTATAGTCACCTTCTTTTTGATGAATTGTATCACTATCGCTACCTTTTGTAGTAACAATAGCAATATGGTCTCCAGTTATAAACCAAGCAATATAATCTTCTGGGTTATTGTAACTACTAGCCATTAATCTATATCCATTGTTTGTACTTCATTATTAAGCAATCTAGGTATTTTTACATAATCTCCAGATGAATCCATAAAATCTACTCTGTAAACTTTATTCACTTCTATTCCAGAATTAGAATCACTTAGTGTATACCATTGTTGATCTGCTACTGTAGTTGTTTTAGCATATTCAATTTTACTATTGTATTTCCCTAACTCAACTAAGGCTTCGTTTATTAAATTTTTTATATAATTTTCTGGAGCCTCTGGAAAAGCTTGTCGCACTCTAGATATTATTTGTTTTACTGTTAAGCTATGCACTGCCATTAGTCAGAGTCCTTTCCAAGATATCCAAATTGGTTATACTGTCTTGTTTCATCTTCCCAGTTAACTGCTATAACATTCCAAGCTCTTGTATCAGCACCAGGTGCAATCCAATTAGTTGTTGTGGGTAATGTAACTCCAGACCATAAAGCACCAGTAAAAGTAAGAGTTGTATTTGTATTACTAGCTGTTGCATTCTTAGTCATTTCAAAAGTAGTAGAGTTTGTTATTGATAAAACTTTTGTGTTAGCTGGAATACCAGTTCCACTTATATTCATTTCTGCTGATATAGCACTTGTACTATCCATTGCAACTGTAGCATCTCCGCTTGTTGTATCACAAGTAGCATCACTAGAACTTGGAAAAGGTAATGTTACTAAACTAAAAGAAGGAGATGTATTTAATGTTACTGGAGTAAATGCCATTATGCACCCCTCATTATCTGAATACCTTTATCGTAATCAGCTTGTAATTTTGCTTGTTGAGTCTGATACCAATTATATTCTGTAGTATCTACTGATAATCTAGCTTGTGCTTCAGACACATAACCTTGAGCTGTATTTAAATAGCCTTGAATAGCATTAAATTTTGCACCTACAAAAGAAGACCTAGCGTTAACCTCAACAGCATATCCATTTGCTTGAGCAATATAAGCTTGAGCTTCTTGAAGATACGCATTTCCAGCACTTATTCTTGCTTGAGACTCTTCTCTTTTGGCTTGAGCTTGCTGTAAGTGAGTTTGCACAACTTTTATTTGACCATCAGCTTCAGCTAAAGCAGTATTTACTTCTTTTACTCTCATGTCTCCAATAGAAGTCCATTCTTGAAGATGCATTTGCGCTCTTTGTAATTCTACGCTTGCTATTGATAAAGCAGATTGTACTAACTCTGTATCCTCAGCTGCTTGAGCTCCAAATGCGTCAGTCGTTGCCGACGGTTGGTTGCCATTAACAATATCTGATACTTTATCAACAGCGTCTTTTACTCTAGTTAATTGAGAATTTGCTGTTAAAAATGTATCTTCATCTCCAAAAACCGAATCGGTAGTATCTGTTAAAAATTTACCTGCTGCCGTTGCAGCTTGAGCAACTGCTGTTATTAATAAAGCATAAGCAGTATTAACTTGAGCCTCACTATCTACTTCACCTAAATCTAATAAAGCATCTGTTTTGTCAAACTCCGTACTAGCTTCTACTATAACATTATCTACCTTATCTAATTCTGTTTTAATAGCATCGCAAGCAGTTTCAAATTCTCCAGAATTATCTGTTTGACTCACTATTTCAGCAACCTCTACTTTCGCTAATCCAACTTCTGTTTTTACAGCTGTTAAAGCAGTAGTAATATCTGAATTACCATGCTTATTATTCATTAACTGTTGTAATGCTTTTACTGCTGCGTATAATACAACTAAGTATTCATACTCATTTGGAAAATTTGTTATACTAGAAATACCATCAGCATTTAAAGGAGCAGCTTGACTATACGTAGGTACAGATACAAGTTTTCCACCAGAACCAGTTGGGAATAATGTTACTAAAGAATCTTGTATATAGTAAGCAGGGTCTGAGCTTGTAGCAAATTCCATATCAGAAGAATCTTGAATTCTTCCTCTTTTGCTGGCTAAAACTAATCTGCAAGGTTGATCTATCGTACCATCGTGTTTAAGTACGTGTAATATTTTATGACCTTCAGAAGAAACAGTATTTGTAAAAGTAGTTTCTTTAGCTACTCTTTCCATAATAGAACGAGGCATAGCATTAATGACTTCATTAGCTCCTTCTGTTATAAAAGAATCCAATGCAGTCTCATCACTAAATGCTCCTACTAAATCTACTACTTGTGCGCTAAACGTTGCCATTTAATTACTTCTTCTTACCTTTTTTCTTTGTAACTTTTTTCTTTTTCTTTGCCATTTTCTTTGGCTTTTTGTACATCATTTGAATTTCCTTTTCCTCCAGTCATTGTACGACTAGAAACAGTTTTTAATCCTTTACCAAACTTACCCATTACTAAATCTCTTTACACTACTTGCCATATCTGTAGCTCCAAATTCAATATCTGTTCTTTTTGCTACTTCACTTGTAATCCAAGAGTTTGTTGTAAACTTTGGCGGAGATGCCCTTTTGCCACATTCTCTGCAATAAAACCAATTTTCTTTATTTGGCTTCTTACAATGCTGACATTTAGGCATCAAGCACCACCAATAACTACAGTCAAAACTCTATCACCTCTAAGAGCTGTATGAGTAATTGATAAAACTGCATTATTGGTCGAGTCTAAAGTATCTATATGATCTTTGATATCTCTTGCCATTGTACCAACCGCAGCAGTTTCTATATTTGGAGTAGCATCGTGAATAAAAACTTTTACTTTTACATTATCATAAACAGCCATAATTAACTCCTATTAAGCTACAGTGAAACTACCATCGAGAGCAGAAACACCTTGAGCGTACCAATAGGTACCATCACAAACTAACCTAAAAGAATCTCCTCTGTTAGCAGCTGCAGTTATAACAAAACTAGTCTGACCAGTTGCTGCACTTGACCCAGGAGCATCATCGCTTGTATCAACTTCGCCTTCTAGCACTCTACCATAGATTAACGCACCAGTAGCAGTAATAGTTACTGTGTCACCTGGAGTATCTTCCACTACAGCAAAATCGTATCTGATACCAGCCGTAGGACTTGGAAGAGTAACTACAGTAGCTCCACCAGTTGCATTAGCAACCGTATAAAACTTACCACTATCTTCAGCAGTTAATGTAATATTGTCTGTAATTGCCTCAACTGCAAACAATGAATGGTCGTTTCCAAAGTTTGCTTTTTGATCGTTTAAATATTTACTTTTCATTTTAAAACTTTCTTTTTAAATTTTCTAAATTTTTTAAGGATATTCGGGGCTAGACTTTTTTGAATAGCCCCACAGAATCCAAATCTGTTAATCCTTATTTATTCGGATTTATTAACCAGCAGCAGTAGCAAATGGTACTTCACTCGCATCTTTAGATATGCCATCGACGTACCATCTTTCTCCATCTGTAAAGATATCGAAAGCGTCGCCAGGACTAGCACTAGCAGAGCAAGCTATAAAGTCATCATTATTTACAGCCATATCTCCAGCAGCACCGTCTCCAGTATCACCTATAAGACCGACTACGTCGTTTCCAGAACCAAAATCAATATTAACCTTTTGACCCATTCCCGCATCTGAACCATCAGTGTCTTCAGTTAGTACAATTTTACAGTACCAACCAGAGCCAGCAATAGCTAGCGTTGGTAAGTCAATTTCTGTAGTTGCAGTTGGATTAACTAAAATAACAGAACCACTGTCATTTGCAGTTAATGTTGTATCCGCAGTTACTTTTTTGATTTTTAATTGATGTCCTGCAATACCGCTATTTGAATTTAAATATGCATTATACATTATTAACCTCCTAAGCAGATTCTACTTCGTAAAGTGCGTGGCACTCTGGAAGTGTTATTTCAAGACCAGCTTCAGTAACAATCATATCTTTACGTAAATCCTCATCAGAGTTTTGTACGTTAGTAATAATATGAGTGTCACGATTTAAACCATTTCCAACTAGTGGACGATATTGACATTTAGTCATATCAGCCATAAGCATGAATCCAGAAGCTTGACCTCTGAATAATGGTTCTTTTACTAAGTGCATTGTTCCATGAACAGTGTCAATTGTCATAACTTTATGACCGAAAGCACCTTCTCGTGTTTCCATTTCCATTCTATAAGGCATATTAGCAGCACTTCCAATAGAAGCATCCATAAATGCACCGTCACCTAATTTGTTAAAGAATGTAATTACTGGAAGAGAAGCAAGTACTAATCTGTCAGCTGAACCGCCACGAGCTGGGTCAAAGATAACCTCTAAGTCACCAAGTAAGCGATCATAAGTTAATTCAGATTGAGCAACACTACGATAGTAAGGTGCTCCACTTGAATATGAAAAAGCACTGTCATCGGTAGTTGGATTAGCATTTTTTACAATATGTCCAACAATACCTTCTGTGTATTGAACTCCACCAGTTCTTGCTTTTTGTCCAAACAACATTGCGCGCTCAATATCAACTTTATGCTCACGAAGTTTAGTCGCCCAAATGCGTTCAAACTCGTTTGCATATCCGCGATAGCGAGTTGCAATTGCTGTATTAGAAAGTTCACAAGCAGTTTTAAAGATTTGAGTATAACCATAGTCATCCTCAATCTCACCTGACCAAACATCTGGAGAGGCAGAACCTTCAGCAAATGCTGTACCAACTACTTGACAATTGTCATTGTCTGATATAACATTATATCCAGAAACGTTTGAATTAGAAACGTCAATAATTTTACCAGTAAAAGAACTAGTAGAACCATTATCAGTTACAC